ATTCCTTATATTCATCCATAACACCAGCATCTTGTAGGAATGTCTGACCTATTGTTCCTGACCCTGATCGGATTGCATGTAGAGATGTTCCAGCATGACACACAAAGCTATCCTTTGTTGTTAGGAATTTTGTTTGTTCCTTATAGGCATCAAGGGACAACAGCATGTTTAAGGCCGCCTGATCCGATCCACCACCACCAGAGATTGTATCTGGATTGCCTCGACAAATCAAGAAGATATTTAAGCAAAGATCAACAAAGGCATTGTGTCTGCCTGCGATGACCCCAGCACAGTAGATTGGATTATTCTTGACAACTTCATAAAGGAATGGACCAAAGCTAAGATTAAAGTTATTCTTACCCCAGGGTTCGTCCTTGTATCTTAGATTTTCAGTACCAACAATAATATTTTTATTCGCACCAATATTTTCTCTCAACCATACAGAAGGATTTCTTTGGAATAATACATCCTTTACATCGGTTGATATGATATAGTCAAATGATGACATTTCTCTCAAGAAGAAATACTGGTGTGCAAATCGTTCAACACAGATATTGAATCCTGGTCTTTCATACACCATGTCTCCCTTTTCATTTTGTTTTACACCAAAGATGAAAGATACACCATTCTCGGTTAACTTATCCGACGTTTCTTTGGTCATGTTGTATGCTATGATAGCAACCTTACCAGAAAACCCAGAAGACTTTATTGATGACAGCCAGGGTTCAATCTGGTCATATTCGTAATCTGTAACACATCCTACAATAAGATCATTGTGCATATTATTATACCGCCTTTATATAAAAATCATCCCATCTTGAAAATTCTGGAAACTTGTTTCTGTATCCATACTCATAGAACATGTCAGACAAGGCCCGTCTTTTTTCACTGTTGAAATTATGCTCAACAGTGAAACATTTCACATCATACTTGTCGTTCTTTAAAAAGAACGCCTTAAGAATATCATACTCACTACCTTCGGTGTCTACTGATATGTAGTCAATACTTACCGGAGCATTATTGGTATCAAGAAGATCATACAAGGAAACTGTATCAACCTTGACAATCTTTCCATTCTTTCTTTTTTCTTTATGTTCATCATCAGCACCAAATCCAACAATAGTTGATAGATCAGGTTCATCCGTGATATTAAAGTCAAGAGTCTTACCAGACTCTGTATAAACACATTTGCTGACAACAGTGGTTCTGGATAGCAGCCTGTTATTGACCAACTGATACTTTAAGTCAGGATTTGGTTCTGCAAGAATTCCGCACCAATCATATTCTTGTTCAAGTAAGTAGGTGTTGCTACCATCAATGCCATTTGTTGCACCAAACTCAACAAAGAATCCATCATACTTGAAATTTGTTTCATACAGAGCCCAGACATCCTGGAAATTTTGAGAACGGCTTTTGCCTATGTTTTTGATACACTCACCCATAAAAGATATTTCATCTGAGAACTTATCATGATGAATAGACGTGATATCTTTTAGATGATATACTATTGTTGATAAGTGGTTGTCCAAGGATAGTCTCCGTTATGTTTCTGTTTCATTATTTCATTATGTTTTTCAAAGATATCCATCTGCCCACCATATGCAGAATTCATATCTGGAAGGTTGTAGTTTAGGGTGTGTAGTCCGGTTGTGTCGTACTTTGCAAAGTCCTTGACAGACATAAAGAATCTTCGATCACCACCCCATCCTGAATGCCAGATTTGACAATACTTTATCAGCCATTCTCGACGAAAGCAATAGGAAGATGTATCTACAAGATGCTGAGTTGGGGACCAGACCACAGGCCAACGACCAATAGACTCACAACAATCATCTGCCAAGTATTGGTTATCAACATAGACCTTGCGTAATGAGTGTGCAAAATCCAGGTTCTTTTCCTCACAAAGATCAATCAAGGATTGAACATGGTTCTCATCAAACCAGTTATCATCATCAAGAAATAAAATATAGTCGTGGTTTACGAGATGAGGATAAGCGGCTAGGATTCTGTGTCCGTAGAATCCGTTTGCTCCTGTATTGTAGGGAGTAGTGGTAAGATCAAGCCTACTTTTATCATGGCTAATTTTTAGGGGAAGGCTCATAATCTTTGAGAAATGTTCTGCTCCGTCAACCACAACAAGATGTGTAAGATTGCTGTAGGTCTGATTTTCAACAGACTCTACAGCTTTTACAAGGGATGGTTTAGCAATGGAAGGTGTAATAACAACAGCAGATTTTTCTATTCGCAGCTTCATAATAACTCCAATAACGAATCATAATATAACAGTATATATTCTACAGTCTGGCGAACTGAAGATGCATCCAGTCATAGTTTCTTTCAATACCCAGAGAAATAGCACCTTCATCGTACACAAACTCCCAGAACTTCTTATACTCTGGTCTGGCTAGTGTAGCACGATTGCTTCCCCATTTCAAGGCGTTATTATCAGGATCAATATCAACTGCAATACCCCAGGAATGCATAGACCAGGATGAGCCACCACGCATCTTACGAACATTCAGTGTGCCACCCCAAAGATCAAGTCCTAGTTCCTTAATCTTTTCGTAGCCATAATGATCCAGTGTTCTCTGGAAGATACGTTTCATGTTCTCATCAACTTTTGCATGGCATGACCATGATCTTACGATCTGTCTCTTGTTCCAAGCAACCCTCATAGGATAGGGTAAAGATAGGGTCACCTGATTTGACCCAGGACTACCATAGAAAGACATACAGTCTTTTTGTCTTGGCCATGTTGAGCTTGGAACTCTTTGTACTGTTGGTCGTTCAACAACAGGAGCAGGCTTGACTTCTTCATGAATGCTATCAGCTTCATCACGCCAGTTTAGAGTAATCTTGGCTTTGTACTGTTCTCTGGCATTTTTCAACATAGGGCCAGGGAAACCATCAATGATTCCGACCTCAATATCCATAGACTTATACAGCAATTGTTCTGCTGCAACAAGTAGTCTGTTTTTAGACCATTTGGTTGGATTGACGGAAACCGATCTAATCCAGGCTTCTACACCCTCAAGAGAGTTTGGTCCAAGTATACCATCAACAGCACCAGAATAAAACCCTCTGGCTTTTAGTGCTCTTTGTATAGCAATATTGATATTTCCTACAAGATCAGTCATCAAGTATCTTCCCGTAAGTTATGAATTCCCATTCTTCATAAGTGTAAGGCCACATAGCTCTTTATCCTTTCTAATATATTTATATATATGAAAAAAGCAGGGGAGGTTATCCCCTGCTTTTGTTTACTCTTTACTACTTCGCTGGTTCTGTGGCAGCCGGTGCTGGTGCAGGAGCAGCAGGCTTTGCAGCTTCTTCTTTACACGCAGCAAGACCAAGACCAGTAGCAGCAATCACTGCAAGAATAGCAATACGCATGATGTAGTTCCTTTCAATGTTTTTTATAGATTTAGATTTTCCAGACGATCTTTTTCTAAAGCATCTCGATCAAGGTTACCCAACTTTGAGTCAGTATTGATCTCGATCTTCTTTGGCTTCTTGGACTCTGGAATAAACCGTTCAAGCCAAATCTTTAGCATACCATTAATAAGGTCTGCATTCTTTACTTCTACTGTATCGGCCAGGGTAAACTTACGAGTAAAGGCCCGATCAGCAATACCTTTGAAAACATAGGATGATGTGTCGTCAGTAGAAACTGAACCCTTAATTGTAAGGACACCATCTTCAAGAACAAGTTCGATGTCCTGCTTACCAAAACCGGCAACAGCCATCTCAATCACATAGGTATTTTCTCCAGTCTTCTTAATATTGTATGGAGGATATGTAGGAAGTTTAGCAATATTCTTTTGAAAATCATTCATCTTAGTAAAGATGTCATCAAACCCAACAGCACCCTTGGTGAAGTCGTTTAGGAATGATGTATTGAAAATATCTAGCTTTGTCATGTGTATATTTTTACTCCTCTTTAAGCGAGTCTAGTATGGTTTCCCCCTTTCGGCGGGAAGGTGTTGGGTACGCAAAACCTTTTTATCCCCAACACCATTATATATAATACATTTTGGTTGCCTTGTCAAGTACTTAATAACAAAAAGTGTCACCGCTACCTTGTGCTGTTTTTGGATTACAGTGAGGTTCACCCACAATATAACACAACACATCAGGCTGAGCATTGTCTGGAGTATGACAAATAACAAGTTTGTCCTCAACATAAATTGTTTGTCCTGTAGGAATCAACTGACCACCACTATGGTTGTTTGTGGAATCTTTTACAGCCCAAAGCTGATTGTTCACATATACTGTTGATTGATTCAGTACAGTTGTTGTTGCTCCACAAACTCTTGAATGTCCATGAATATGTGCTCCATAGGGCATTAGATTTCTTCCTTATTCATAGTTAGTTTTATTAGAACATTCAGCACAATCACAAGGTTCTTGTAGTGCAGGAGGCAGAATGGTTTTCTTGTGTGGGTTTAGATGAATAGAATCATCACCCATAAGAACAAGTTTTTCCTTGGCATGAATCTTGATGTTCTCTGCATCAAAGTTCATGGTTTCTGATTCAAACCTCATTTCTTTGGCACCAGAAACATCTACTGTGCCATCAGGATTGATACGAACTGTCACACCATAGGCAGTAAGAACTTCCTCTGGTGGTAACAGATATCGAAGATTAGACTTTTTCATTTGCTTTCACTCCAGTGGAACCCAGGCCACCAACCCTGTTTGTTCTTTGTGTTGGTACTTCTGTGGTTTCTTCAATGGTATACGACACACTCTTTACAAGTTCAGCCTGTGCGATTCTATCACCATTTGTGATACGGACCTTGTTGGCTGATGTATTAGTAAGAATAACGAAAGTTTCTTGGTAGTAGTCAGAATCAATCACAGCCTCAAGATTGGCCAGAACAATACCTTGCTTGTAGGAAAGACCAGACCGTGGATGAATACGAACAGAATATCCCTTTGGAATATCAAAGATTAGTCCGGTTGGGACAAGAACCCGATCTCCAGGCATGATCGTGATCCGATTACCAGAATGTGGTGAAATAATACTTTCAAACGAAGCATTATCTGAGTTGTATCCGTTGAAGGTTGTCTTGCCATAAAACTGTGCAGCAATATCAAAACATGCTGCTTCTTCTGTGGCAAACTTTGGTAGCACAACTTCTGGATGTGTCTTGTAGATTTTTAGTTTTGTTGTCATATGTTCATTTTCTCCATAATGAAAAAGGCATTATACTATGTAATCTCTTCCCAGTCAATAGCCGCAAACACGTCATCACCAGCCTTTGATGTCTGGGTAGCAATCATAAAGATCGTATTTGTTCCGTTGAATGAGTTTCGTTCAAGTTGATACTTGAAGATGGAATCCCCAAGAGTTACTGGTGTTGATGCTTGGTTTGTGACAGTAACGAAACCAGAAACATAATCTGTACCACCAGTATACGAAGCAGCATTGATGTTATACTGAACTGATGAATCTGATCCAGCACTGACCCAAGTACCACCACTAACAGCAGCACCGACCACAACCTTATACTTAATAACTGAACCTGATGCGGATGATGCACCAATATGAATATCTTTTGGAACAACAATAGCATCTGCTCTTTCAGACTTTAGACGAATACATGCAACAGGATACCATGTATCAGCAGAAGCCAAATCATATCCTGTGTTTGCACTATGTCCTATTGTTCGTGGTCTGCCACGAAGTTCGTATCCACCTTCTGAAATAACAGAAGTACAAACAATACGAAGATTGGATGAGTTACCTGTATTTGCTGTGTTTTCTATTTCTGCTCGCACAGGAAGACAGGCTGTTCCCATATATGGGGATGTAAGAATGTTTGAGTGATGGAACGAATGACAATGGATAAATCTACCATTGATAACAAATCCACAACGAACTGTTCCAAGACCAAGCCATTCAATATCCAGGAACATGATCTGTGCCTTGGACATATCAAGCTTTAGACCAGATGGATTTCTGTTTTGAACTGGCTGACTTTCAGTCCAAGCACCAGTATTTGTACCATCCAGGGTATCAATATTCCAGTTAGCCTGTGCTACTCTGGTTTCATTGATTGTGTTATTTGATGAATTTCGAATCACAAAATATAGGTTGTGTCCATCCTGTTCAATAAAGATACCATTATTAGTTCCAAAGTATCCATATCGTTGTCTTAGACCTGTCTGGGCTGGTGCCATAACATAGGTCTGTAGTATCTGTAAAGACTTTCCTGGCTGGTAGGCAAAGACACGAGATGATTCACGATAGACATAGGCACCGTTTGATGTACCTACATGACAGATTATTGAGGATGTGTTTGCATTGTGTTCAAAGTAACTATCAAAAGCCGAGTTGGCAGTGCTAACCTTACCATTGTCTTGATAACGATGAAATGAATCAAACAAAGTCAGTGGGCTTGAAGTTCTGGCTCGACCAAAGGCATCTACTGCCATACCTGATGGATTGGCTCCACCAATAATGTTGCCATACTGGTCTGCCAGCATGACCGTCTCAAACAGGGTCTTTTCTTGTGGCAGGAACTGATTTGTGTCTTTACGATACTGTGCCATCTTATTCGGCCACCTTTTTTAGTTTGGCTTGCTTTCCTTGAACATGTATTCCATTAAACTCTACACCTGGATGTAGTTCTTTCAGGGTTTGTCCGTTTGGACTTGCTGCAACATCATGAATAGATGTCACATTTGCAGGATGATCATCATACCCAATAACACGCTTAATATTATTACCTTTGTTATTCAGCCTACGAATAACCTTGTTTAGAGTGCGGGCCTTGTTTACATGAGTAGGATTCTTACCTTCGTTTCCTGCTCTATGAAGATGGATTTTATCCATATCAAGACCCATATCTTTTAGAGCCCCCATCAGAACATGTGGATGTTCCATGTCTGATCTGGCAGTGATAATATGGACATGATGGCCAGCATCCAGCAACCTTTGAGCATGACGAACCATCTTATGAATAGGGCTTGCGGATTCAGCAAACTTATGTGAGCTTGCAAACTCACTATAGTCATAGGAATGTCCAGGCTCTAACTTATGGCTATTGTATTCAGATGTAGAAAGGGTCTTTACTCGTTTTCCATCCGAATCTTTCACATGAATCTTGGCACCACGTTCTGGATCGTGATGAACCAGGGTATCGTCCATGTCAAACCAATGTAGATGTTCCTCTGGTTTTATTCCGCCTGGAGGATCGCTATACATTGCCTGTGTAAGTTTTTTCTTTACAGATTCTTCTTCAAGAAACTCCTTGAATGTTAGCATGTCTATGCTATGTCCCTTTTCTTTTTACCTATGGTGTATTTCTGTACCAAGTTCCATTTGTTCTTTTCTTTATGAGAAATGATCTTGATCTGTGAGATAGGTACGACTGGAGATTTGCTTTTGTCTTCATCAACAAGATCAACCAACTCCCATTCATGTAGAAGATTTGCTATTGTGTTTCTTCTTGCCTTGTCGTCTTCTGTAAAATCTGATTTCTTACCATCCAACAGAAACAGTTCTTTGAAATGTAGTATATAATACTTTGATTTTTTATGAAGTATATGACAGCTTTGATATAGTGTCTTGTCTTTGTATGAAGCTATTCCAATTCGAGAAAGGGTTTCTCTTACTTTCAAGAAATCGTCAGGCTCGATTAGTTTTACTTCGATTAGTTCGTCCAGTAGTTCGTCCAGTAGTTCGTCCAGATTCAGCACCATTATTCAATCCACCTTTATGTATCCTTTTTCTAAGGTCATCAATTTGTTCCGCTGATAGCAAAGTCATAACAACTGTTGCCTTCTCATTAGAGTATTTATAATACTCCTTGATAACCTCTAAATCGTCGAGCTTTTCCTTTTTCAACCATTTCTGATATGGTCTTCTATAAGGTCTGACAGTATTTAGTAAATATGAATACTGCATGGATTTATCTGTATTAGGAATAATATTCATCTGATTGGCATACATAACACAGTCCATATGTTGTGACAGAGCCTTGTTCACAACATATGGCACATAGTCCTTTTCGTTCTCAAGACAAGGTTTCTTGGTCTGAAGAATGGATGGTATGATATCCTTGAATATGTCTGCCATTATTTGTCACCATTCAGATAGAGATTTTGTATAACTACAGTGATTAAGTCCTAATATTTTAGTTGATGGTGAAACATAGTCATCGTTGTTTCCCTTTTGCCCGCCCTGTTGTGGTGTAAAAAAATCTGTAGTCACTAACATATCACAAAAATCAGCTTTAGTAAACCAGAACATCACATTATCATATCCTTCAGGATTTATCCCTAAAAAAATAAGCCTATCCCAATCTTTACTTTTGCTTACATGGTTCAACATAAATGTGTTAATTTTTATTTTCTTTTTAACATAATCTGTTTGTGCCAAGGAAAATTTAATTTCTGTTTTGATGCCATTAATAATTCGGTCGTGTCCTGAGTTTTCAGCAGATTTCACTTCATGATTATTTTCTTGAAACATTTTAGAAACAATTATTTCACCAAGTTCTCCTTTCGCTCTACTATCCATCCATTTGTATCCAGCCAAAGCGGTATTTGCCCATAAATCAATATTCTTTTTATTGATGTATGATTGAACATCTGGACCTGATAGTAATTGGTTAATGTTATTTAACATTATTTCATCTCACATTCTACCATGATTTCTGTTAGACATGCTACCATATTGATCTCTTGGTCTGCCACAAAGGCAGACTGGTACTGATACTTACCCAAGATTACAACAGCTTGAGGTATGCTATCAGGTTTTAGGTATTCTGTCAAGCCGTCATAAATCTTCCTGAAAATCCTGGAAGAATCGATATCAGAGTTGGCAACCACCCACTTACGCATACTTGTAAAATCTTTGTTCTTTAGGCTTTTTATTAGCTCATCCAGATTACGAACATTACTAATCTGTGCCAGAACACCAGCATCAATGTTTCCACCAGACGAGTATCTCTGTAGCTCGTTCAGGCACCTACGATAATCAGGAAAGAACTTCTCTACAATCTTGACAAGGACAGCCTTATCGTGTGTCACCTTTTCAGTTGAAAGGATGCCAACAAGCCTTTTCAGGAATGCTGCTGCCATCTTAGGCTTTTCATCAGACTTTAGAGTAAAGTCAATAACAGAGCATCGTGAATGTAGAGCATCAATCAACCGAGACTTGAAGTTACAGGTCAGAATAAAGGAACAGTTTGTCGAGAACTCCTCTATGGCACCACGTAAAGCAGCCTGTGCTTCAGGTGTGATATAGTCTGCCTCATCCAGAATAATTACCTTACGACCACCAGAAATGGATACTGTTGAGGCATATGACTTGATCTTCACCCGAAGGGTATCAATACCTCGTTCATCAGAAGAGTTGATAAAAAGAGGATTGATACCCATCTCAGAGCACATGGCCAGAGCGATTGTTGTCTTACCTACACCTGCTGTGCCGGTCAGCATCAGGTTAGGGATGCTGCCGGATTTCACATAGGACTCAAATGTATTCTTTAGTCGTTCTGGTAAAATACAATCGGCCACTTTATGTGGCCGATATTTTTCTACCCAAAGATATTCCTCGGACATGTTATGATAATACCTCGTTATAGAAAGTTTCGAATGCATCATTCTGCTCTACTTCATCCTTGAAGTTGGCCTTATGATACACCTTGGCGAGCCTTCTTACAACCTTTTTATCCAGGAATAGGTCTTCATGAATCTTGGATAGGATTTCTTTTTGTAGGTCCCGTTCTGCCGCAATACGAGTCATGGAGTCTGACATTTCTTGAACGGCATTACGAAGCTTCTTTCTGTCTTCAACAGAAAGTGATGTCACAGATGTCATGATGTGTATGTTCCTCTTTTTACTTTATTGCTTCAAAGGCGTTGAAGTATGTGATCTTTCGTGTCTTGGATTTGAACCGGGCAAAGGCAGGAAGTTTTACATCCACAACATAATCATCAGGGAGAAGCTTGATGTTCTCTGTCTTGATTGTTGCGATGAAGTCTTCACCACCATATTCATCAATCTTGGTCTTGGCACTGTTACATGTATCATCCTTTCGATCATGAACAATAAGAACAAGTTCCCCGGCCTTACCCTGAATAGACAGGTGAGGTAGATTATTCATGGACGCAATACGCAGTAGCTTTGTCAAGGTTGCCTTTGTTAGATCAAAGGTTACTGTTGGATTTGTGATTGTTAGAGTCTTGTCTTCTGGTGGAGTCTTGATAAGCTCAGGACTACACGCATAATAGGTAAGCGTTAGAGAACCATCATCCAGGGTAACCTTTTTGTCATCAAAGGCTAAGTCCGGTGAGTTTAGTGCTGAAATGTTTCCAATAAAATGGTTTAGATCATAGACAGCAAACTTGGATGGAAAAGTATCATCAAACTCGGCCTCAGCCATGATGCTATGGTCTTCAGAGATTGTCTTTTGTGTATTACCCTTCAAGAACACCACACCAGTATTGATTGTGGAAAAGTTCTTGAGAACAGTCATAGTATAGTCACTTAGTTTCATTATGAAATGTCTCCTAATGTGTAGAGTTTTATACAGCCATCTTAACAGGACCTGTGAAGGCTGTCAAGACCTGATTTATGTTTGACTCAAGAAGTTCAACCGAGGCATCGTTGTATAAATGATAATCAAATACCTGACCAATCCAGGCCCATTCTGAAACATGAACATTTGGGTATTTGTTATACATGTCATACTTCTGGTTTATCATATGATGATATGCTGTCTCATACCATTCTGGATCAGGGCCACGAATGACACGAACAATATGACCACCGTTCTTACGAATAGCCTCTATCTCGTTTGGAAACCTGACATCAGACACAACAATATTTCTGTGTCGATTTTCCTGTAGTTTTCGTTCTACAGAATAAATCCAGATGTTATCATGGAACCCGTTTCTAAAAACCTCAGTCCCAACATTTTGGAGAACCCATCGTGGTGTAATATCCTTCTCCAGTTTGGATGACCAAAACTCATCTACTGTTTCTCTGAATGCTCTACTTTCTACTGTGTCGCCTTCAAGTAGATGCCGTGGCCAGCCGAAAACAGCAGCCACAGCATCCTTTAGACTATCAGCAAAGGAGATTTTGTGAAATCCCTTTTTTCTTTGTAGAATATCAGAGACAGTGCCTTTACCCGAACCAATAAATCCAACCAGTCCTATTAGCATGACAGCAGTCTCCCCACATTATGTTATAGTGATCCAGTAAGTCCAGAAATCTTTGGCATATCACCAGGGAACTCGTATGTTCCGATATGACCAGTCTTCATCCAAGGACACAACCAAACCTTACCACCAATAGCACGCCAATACTGACAGAACATATAGTCTTCTGATAGGTAGCGATGGCTGTCTGGATCGATCACGGTATCAAAGTAGGCATGGATATAGCGTGAACCGTCAAAGTTTGCCTGTCCGATATGATCTGGCTTATAGTTTAGGTGAGGATACTCTTCCTTGAACTTCTCAAAGACTTGTCTCTTGACCATCATAAAACCTGTGCCGATCTCCATGACCTCAAGTGGTTCGGTGACCTTGAACTGAGTTGTTCCTGGAACAGGGTTGAAAACATAGTCGCCTGTCACTCCCGACAACTCTGCTGGATTCCACTTTGACTCATCAAAGTCTGGGTTGGACAACACCTTCTTTGATGCCTTCCATACCTGATTCCAGTTTAGACTTTTCTTTGGGTATGGTGCCCCAACAATATCTTTGTCCAGTGCCAGGAGTGCCAGGACATCCTCTGGATTGAAATGAATGTCAGAGTCGATGAAAAGAAGATGGGTCAAACCTGATCGCATAAACTCGTCTACCAGATAGTTTCGTGCTCGGGTGATCAGGCTTTCGTTGAAAAGGAAAGAAAAGCGAATCTCAATACCATACTTCATGGCCACAGTTTGTAGGTCCAGACACGACTTCATATACAGACCGTGGTTGAATCCACCGTACATGGGTGTGGCAACAAACAGACGACACTTTCTTAGGTCTTCAACCTTTATACTCAATTCCATTTTATATATCTCCTTTTTGGGAACACATTTCACCATGATTGTGTCTTGAATAATTTCCTGTGTTCATTGTTTTATGGCATATAGGACAAGTTTTTACAATACTTTTCATTTTATTTCTAGATTCCTCGCTGTGTTTATTACCGAGATTTGGTTTTCTACTTTTTCTCGAATTACACATTTTTCTTTTTGTTTCCTCTGAGTGAGTTCGACCAATCATATGATTGATGTAATTTGGATCAATCTTCCTCTGCTCCCATGCCAATTTCATTTTTTGCTTTGCCGCTTCAGAATGTTTTTGTCCTTTATGAGCATTTATACTGATAAGATGATTCAAATCTGCTTTTGTTATTTGACCGGATAACATTTTCCAAGCAATGTTATCTTCCCAATGCCCCAAATCTTCCCATAACTGCTTATGTAAAGCAGCATGTTGTTCTATTGTAACTTCTATAAGATTAGATGGATCATCTGACCCACCCATATGACGAGGGATGATATGATGTTTGTGATAAATAGTCATAGCTGATGCTTCCGTTAGCGTTAGAGTGGGCAGATGTTCGCAGCATCGTGGCCCATACCTGTATATATAAAACTTTCTATACGAAATGGCACTCCTACCAAACAAATATATGCGTATGAGAATAGGGCCAGCGATTTTGCCAGCCCTATTCTTTAGGTTTGGTACTTCTTAGAAAGGAATCTCTTCAGTAGTAGTTGCCTTTGGTGCTTCCACAGGAACAGACACGGTATAGGTAGCAAGTGCAGAATCATACACCAGGGTATTCATAAGTTCCTTTGGAACAACTTGATCTGATATGTACGCAGTAAAGACCCAGGCACTTCCTGTAAAATGTACCGCCTCCTTTTTTGTTGTTGGTGCTGATGTAGCACTTGCCGGATCAACACCAACAGTTTCGTCAATCTTCTTGTACAAATCCATGAAAGAGTTTTTCGTGTCAGCATCAAACCGATTTAGACACAACTGGATTGCCTTCTCACGATTGCCGTTGAAGATTGCATACGCTTCACAAATGTGAACCAGACGACGAGTCGAGATGATCTCAGACACAGCACCTTCAGCAAATGTCTTACGAACAATCTCAGCCCAGGTCACAAGCTTATCAACAAACTTGTTATCTGCCATACCAGACTTGGCAAGGATACCATTCAGAATCTTTGCTTCGGTCTTTGCGTTAGGGTATTCCTGCTCCATTGTAACAGAGAATCGTTCCAGGAAAGCTTCGTTCATAACGTTGGTGCCGATAAAGCGACCATCATCAGAACCTTTACCCTTGGTATTTGCCGTGGCAACAATATTGAAGCCTTTGGCTGGAGAAACATACTTGTTGATTTTCTTTAGGTAGATACCCTTACCTTCAAGGATTGGCTGAAGACACATCAGCTTGTTCGAACCAAGATCAACTTCGTCAAGTAGTAGAACTGCACCACGTTCCATAGCCACGATTACGGGACCGTTTTGCCATACTGTCTTACCATCAAGCAAACGGAAACCACCAATCAGATCATCCTCATCAGTTTCAATCGTGATATTGACTCGGATGCACTCTCGTTTTTCGGCAGCACACACCTGCTCAACCATCATGGTCTTGCCGTTACCAGATAGACCCGTGATATAGAGTGGATAGAACTTACGTGAAACAAGGATCGAACGAACATCCTTGAAATGACCGAACGGCACATAACCAGAAACCTTTTCTGGAACAAGTGAAACATCGGTCACAACAGATGAATCAGACTTTACAAGTGAAAGAGCCATATTGATTGTTGCCTCATTATCCATAGATGGAGCCTCTGTTACTACTGGAGTCTGGTTTATCACAACCGGATCATTCAAAGAATACACACCACGAGAAACACGACGTGCTGAATCATTCACAAGCCATGTCGGCATTGATATACCCGATTCCTTACACACATCCGTAACCTGCTGGCGTGTAATGGTTGCAACATTACCAAACTTGGCAGTTACAGCATCCAAAAACTTCTGACGATCTACAGCCTTAGCCATTTGTATATCTCTCTCTTTCTTATCCATCATATGAAGTAATATATCACACCTAAAAGAAGAAGTCAAGCCCAAAAAATCTTCAGGCTTGACCTATAGTTGTCCTATGCAACCTTACAAGCCCTATCCATAAACTTGGAAAGAAGAACACGATTTACAGTTTTCTTTTCCGAGAACTTCATAAAGGCACTTGCGATCTTTGACTTTGACATTGCTGTTGCCTTGCTTGTGGCATCAGCAAAGGATTGCTCAACCTTGGTACGACTATCGATGATATAGTATTCATCGTAGCCCTTACTTGTCACGCCAAGATAACCATCATTCTTCCACTTGTTTTTGATGTCTGCGTCAGCAACATTTGTAAGATACCGCAGATTCGTCAAAGACCCGTTATAAAGATAGAACCCAATCATGTTGCTTTGTGTTCGATCTTTTAGAGAAGCCAGAAGATAGTCTGTCATTTCGGTTGAATAGTAACCACCAGAAATATTGTAGGACTTTTTGGTTACGGTATCGTTTAGAATATAGACATTACCCTTTGGCTTGGCTGGAAGATAAGTATTTGTTTGACCCCAATAACCACGGCAAGGATCGGAACCACCATCGGTCAAGAAGATTGTATTGACCGCCTGTAGTTTGTTTTTCTTGCGGAAGTCATTGACAATAGTTTCCGCAACAATGATTGCCTGATTTAGTGGAGTCGATTCCATCTTATCACTTTCAAGATAGATTTTCCTTGAAGCAATCGCAAACAAAATCTCAAAAGCCTTGGTTAGAGTTCCAGCGTTCATTCGAGAAGACAAGATGTTTCGTAGTTTGAAGTTATGAAACATCAGGTCATTACCCTGATACTCAAACTGAGTTGCAACACGTTCGTTATAGCCTGCCTCCCGGAACAAATATACCTCAAATGGAATCTGCACTCGCTTACAGAAGATTACTAGAGACAGCAACTGCTTGACTGTGTATTCAATATTGGAAATCATTGAACCGGACCAATCAAGGAACATACAGAAGCCATAGTTTTTACCTTCTGGCACTACCGTAGTTTTACGGAAGATGTCATCATTGTACTTGTATGAAAACATCTTGTTTGTGTCAATAACACCAGTCTTGGCAACCTTGATGCGAGAGTAAGCATCAGCACGCTTCTTCATTTCAAACTCTTTCACCATGAAAGAGACCGTATCATTTTCCTTCTGTTTGAAGTCAAGGAAAGCCTTACGATTAGCATCGAAAGCAGTTGAAATAGTGTTTGGACGAATACCATAGTAACGTTCCAAAGATTTTTCCATTTCAGGAATGACAACAGAGAAGTCATCAACAATGTTTTTGACATTGTACTTTGGAATGGTCAGATAGACATAGTTTCGGTCGTCGTTCTGAACGATTGTATCCAAGTTTTTATTGGCAGCTTTTTCAGTTTCGCTGTCAGGAATAAAGTCTTCATCAATCTTACCAGAACCACCGACACGACTATTGTTGCGTGGCTGTGATGGCACGTCCGCATCTTCTACTGATTCTTCGTCTCCATTTTCTTCATCAAAATCAGAACCGGAACCATCACCATCAGCGTCATCATCAGAGGAATCATCGTCATCATCAGAGCCGCTGCTTGTAGTATCGCCATCATCATCACCACCTTCAGTATCATCACCACCATCAAGATCATAACTATCATAGTCGTAGTCATCACCGTCTTCAGTTTCACCAAACTCAAGATCATCTGAAGCCGTTTCAGATTCAACCTTTTTGTCATCAAGACAAAACTTATAGACTTCTTCTGTCAGTGACACAACATCATCAAAGGTTTCAGCAGCTTCAATACGCTTTACGAATTGAGCTTCAGCAGCAGAAAACTTGATACCAAGAGAAGCACCGCCCTTGAAATACATATTGATACGGTCAATGAACCCGAAAGAGTTCACGTCCTTACCAATAGTACCAAAGAAGTTTCGCTCAAATAGTTCCTTGTATCCTGCAACATAGTTACGGCAAGAACCTGGATAACGACGCTTTTGACGCTTGTCAATTCGAGCATCTTCAATGACGTTCATGAAGTTTTTGATAGCAGACTTAGCCTTATCAACATTAGTCGTATGATACTTTTGAGCAATAGCCTCAATATGTGATATCCAGGCATCAGCCGGAGTATCAAGAGCATGGCCCGTTTCATGAACCACGAGCATATCATACAAGTTATCAGAAATATTCTGCCATACAGGCAGAATAAGATTACGATTCTTTACATCAAATGCAGCAGTTCGGGCACTTGGACTATGCATAACAGTAATGTTTTCTGTAGCCAATAGCCGTGCCAACTGTGATTTGATCTGTTTTGTTTCGGCCATAATGAATAGTCCTTTTCTCACACGATTTATGTGTAACAATACCACAACCACAGCCAAACACAATCACTAAAAATGCATGGCTGCTATGAATATTTTGAATAGATTGGATACCGTTGTAGACTATGGTGGGTCAACTTCCTTTAATCCTGCCACGGTATGCACAACAGGGGAATTTTGGAGCAGGGTATGGGAATCAAACCCACATCATCGGCTTGGAAGGCCGAGGCACTATCAATATACCAACCCCGCATTTAAAATCTGGAGAGACGAGTTGGATTCGAACCAACACCTCAAGGATTTGCAGTCCCGTGCATTACCATTTTGCTATCGCCTCGTTATTTATAAGATACTATACCTCGGCCCAGGACCAAACACAATCACTAAAAATGCATAACAGCCATGCATTTTCTGCATGGCTGTATGTGCAACTTTCTCATATACAACTGGCATGTGACAAATCCTACAATTAGTCACGATCTTATCAGAGGTTTTGTCACATGTTACTCAGTTCTGCATGGCTGTATGTGCAACTTTTTCAAAGATGAACAGCTATGTACCAGAATGCATATGCAAGGATTGCTGAACATGGAATAGTTAGAATCCAGGCAAACACAATATCTTTTGCTTTTTTCCACTTGACTTTTGGTGTGGGCTGTGAGGCACCGACGCCAAGAATAGAGCCTGTAATGGTATGGGTTGTACTTACAGGAATACCCATAGCCGATGCCACAAACAACATCACACTACCACCTGATTCAGCACAGAACCCTTGCTTACAGTTTAGACTTGTAAGCTTGAATCCAAGAGTCTGTACGATCTTCCAGCCACCAGCAAGTGTGCCAAGACCCATCACAATAAAGCTGGACCAGACGATCCACATAGGAATAGCATCATCCTTGGTTAGATAACCACCAGCAATAAGAATAAGAAAGATGATACCGGCTGTCTTCTGTGCATCGTTTGCACCATGTCCCATAGAGTAGCAAGCACTTGAGGTGAGCTGTAGCCATTTGAAGATTTTGTCGCTCTTTGGTGAATCAACAGGAACAAGATTACGAATGGCTGTGCTGATACCTGCACCAAGAATAAACCCAATCATAGGGGCAGCAACAATAAACATAAGAATAGGATAGATTCCACTCATTACTGCACCTGTTCCATATGAACCAACAGATGCACCAACAAGACCGCCGATCAGGGCATGAGATGAGCTTGTTGGAATACCCTTATACCATGTGATAAGGTTCCAGGTTATGGCCCCCATCAAACAGCCAAAGACCACATGTAAGGTTATTGCTTCAGGTAAGACAATCCCCTTTCCTATCGTGGCCGCAACCTTTAGAGTGATAAAGAACATCACTATAAAATTGAAAAAGGCTGCCATTATGACAGCCTGTGTGGGTGTTAGAACTCCTGTGGCAACAACAGTAGCAATACTGTTGGCTGCATCATGGAATCCATTCGTAAAATCAAAAATCAAGGCAATGACAACAAGAGCTACTGTTGCCCATAAAATAGTGTCCATAGTATATTCTCCGTTTTTTAGTTCATTTCATTTATGTCAAGCAAGGCTTCTATTGAGCTTCTATATTTTCGTAGTAGTCTGCCTTGCTTATCAAATACTATCCAGACACCACCTGCAACACGAACCAGAGCTTCAGTTTCGTCATTTATTACAAAACATGTTCTACTAAGAAGTGTAAAGTTTTTTACCGCCATCCTGTATCGTAGTCATCCACAAAAAATGAGTTATAGAACATTCTGGTCTTTTGTTTCATGGGTGGGGTATACTCAAGAACCGTGAATGTAACAGGAACCTTACAGCAGGTGCATGTTCCTATGTATAGTGTTCTTTCTTGTTCTTTGATTGCTGGGTAATGATACCAAGCATGAAAGTTGAAATAGCAAAGGATTCTCTGTATCATTTTTTACACCAATCTTTTGATTTCTTCTCGCCATGATACTCCACAGCAAGTCCTTTGTCTATGATCATTTTGCTCAGAGGCACACCATCAACAAAAAAATCTCCAAGAACTCTACCACCATATTTATCCCAGGATTTTAGTGTAAGTTTTATTTCTTTGGCTTCTTTCAAGGTCTGCTCAACAAACTTCTTGGCCTCAATAGACTTTTGATTTTCAAGATCACACTTGGCCAGACTTCCCTTCTCTGGTGTATCTATTCCAAGAATACGAACACTCAGTTTTTGTTTTAGTTCTTCAGGTAGGAATGGAGCATCAACCTCTATTGTGTCTCCATCAATAACCTGCCTGATAGGGAACTTGTAGGTATTGGGTTGCTCAACATAGATTGCAACACCCAACAAACCTGCTCCTATGATTGTGCCAAGCACAGTCTTAGGTTGTGAGGCGGCTAAAGTTTTTATGTTTTTTGAAAAGGTAGGTCTTTTGGAACTTATCAATCATCTGATCCTTATTATGACTTATAACAATAACATTTGTGTCTGGGGTAAGACCCCACATAATCTTTAGGAACTCATCTGTGCCATTACTATCAAGGGAACCATCAAAAATCTCATCAAAGATTAGCAGATTTGTGCTTGCACTATTCCTCATCTTTGCAATGGATCGCCATGTAAAGAGTATGGCCAAGTCTATACGATTCTTTTCACCCTCACTGAAGTTTTGATAAGAGAACTCATCAAGATATCTGGACTTTATGGTTTCCTCAAACTGTTCGTTTATAACGAACTTTGCAAAGAATCCCATCTGAGACAAGTATTTATTGATGTGTTTATTGATGATGGGTAGATACTGCTTTATGATCTTGGCCTTGATACCACCATCTTTTAGTAGAAGAAGTGCATTTTCTATCTTGACCTTTTCTTTGAACAGGTCCTGAAGTTTTGCATTTAGTTCTAACAAAGACTTTTCTATATTTGTCTTTTCTTCTATGTTCTGTTCCAACATGGTGTTGGTTTCCAGAAGCTTGTTTAGTTCAGCCTCAATAATCTTTTGTTGACCTTCATACACAGCAATCTTGTTCTTGATTGCAGATACAAGTTGCTTCTTGGATGAAATAGACTGAAGAATGGTGTCTATACGATTCATGTCCTCAGCAAGACTGTCCAACTGTTTTGACAGATCAGCCAGACCAGAATCTATTTTTTGAAGCTCGATTACTCTGGATGAAATATTTTGTGTCTTGATTGTGTCATCTATGTGTTGATAACATGTCGGACAACTTTCGTTGTTCTCAAAGAAAGCTTGCTCTGTCTGTATTCTCGAACGCTTCACATCAACCTGAGTTTGAATCTTTACCAACTTTGTATGCTTTGTCTTCAGGCTTGGTAGGTCCTGAGTTTCTAACAGAAGTTCTTCAATCTTTGCTTCGTGTAAAGCATATTCTTCCTTGAATGAATCAATGGTCTTTGTCAAAGACGCATTCTTGGTCTTCAGTTTGGTGATGGTATCATCAGTATTCTGTTGTAGTTTTTCTATGGTCTTTTTTACGAAGTCAAGTTTTTCTTCCTTACCAGCAATCTCGATCTTGGTCTGGGATATGTTTACCTTGTTTTCACTCATCTTTTGTTTGACAAGAACATTCATTACAGAAAATATTTCTATGTCAAGTAGGTCTTCAATAACAGATCGTCTGTCGGCAGGTGTTAGCTGCATAAACGGAGTAAAGGATGCTGAACCAAGAATAACAATCTGGCAGAAGGTCTTGTAGTTCATTCGTAGAATGAACCGCTCCAGATGTTCCTGGTAATCTTTGGATGATGAATCCTGATTTAGCAGAATACTATCACACCAAATCTCAAATGTGTTTGGCTTGATTCCACGAATGACCTTATACTTTTTTCCGTTGGTCTCAAACTCTATCTCTACCAGACAGTTTTTGCCATTCACAGAGTTGACAAGTTGAGGCTTGTTGATCTTACGAAAAGCCTTACCAAACAACGCAAAACACAGGGCATCAAGCAAGGTTGATTTGCCCGAACCATTATCCCCTATGATAAGGGTGTTCCGTGATGCATTCAACTCTATCTCGGTAAAGTTATTACCGGTAGAAAGAAAGTTCGACCATCTTATTTTTGTGAAAACTATAATGGGAGTATTCCTCTTTATTCAACATACTCAAGGGATATGGCTTCCTTATAGATTTCTCTCATAAAAACTTTCATATCGTCCTTGTCGTATGATATCTTTGATCCATCAATATACTTTGAAAGGAGGCTTGGTGTGTCTTCTACATCATTTGGACTGTCTATGTCAAGAGACGTGTTGTCGTTGTCATCATCATCAAAGTTTTCCACGATTGAAATATCAACAGGATTTGCTTTGTATAGATTGTCTATAAGTTTATCAAAAGTATACAAATCATTTCTGGATTCAATAATCACCTTCACATATGTTTCGGTATATTTCTTATAATCACATTCTTCTAATGCTTTGATTGCGTCTGGTTTAGAATCATCATAGTGAATCACATTATAGATTTGTTCTGGATTTTCCAGATATTCTATTTCCAGCGTTTCCGTATCCAGGATACAAAACCCTCGATATTCACTATAATCAGCCCAAGTGTAAGTAGCAAAAGCACCCAGATAATGAACATTAGATATGCTAGACCTAGTATGAAAATGGCCACTACAAACAAGGGCATATCTATCAAATATTTTCTTATCAAATCCATGTTCTGCCATTACTCCTTTTAGCATAGGAAACCCCTGTATCTCAAGGTGTCCTATCAGAACCTTTGCTTTGGATGTTTCTATGGCATCCACAGACTCTTTCATGTTTGAGTCGCATATCCAAGGCATTAGCTGAATATCCAAGCCATCAATATTTATTGTTTCTGGCATAGAATAGATTTTGATATGAGGTAGATATCTATCACCCACAACCTCTTTTAGAGTATTGATCTCATGGGTGTTTTTGAAAAAGATGTCATGATTGCCAGCAATAATATGTGTCTCGATTCCTCTGTTATAGACTGGTTCAAGAAAAGATTGTCTGCACAGGTTCCCAGAAAGAATATTCAGGCTCTTTCGTTTGTCATAAAGATCACCACCATGAATGATATGCTTGATCTTTCTGGAATCAATCTCCCTGAAAAACCAATCAAAAGAACGAGCATGATACTTGTGGAAAACAGGATTGTCTCCCCGGATTCCAATATGTGTATCACAGATTATTGCAACCTTACTCATACTGCTGATTCCCAGGCATGATGTATAACACACCAGTCATCAATACAGTTTTCCTCTGTGATAAGTTCATGATCTGGACCATACTTGTTTTCCATCTGAGTTTTCCAGTAGTTCCAGTATCGGTCAAGAATATCCTTCTCTGACATATACACAAGTTCAGGATTATCGTACTCGTTATAACAATAAATCTTCATTCGTTTTTCGGTCATAGCTTACCCTGACGATCTATCTTTTCCATAAGCAAAGCCTGATTTTGTTCTGTAAGTAGTTTGATCTGTTCGTTATTATTGAGAATCTGGGCATGAGTCCTGTATAGTTCAGCCCATTCTAAAAGACCGTTCTCAAAGTATTTCTGTGCCAGTCTCATGGCACAACCTCTACAGATCAAGGGTCCTCCACAGTTTTCACCAGGACCTAATGCTGATGATTCTGTTTCTAACATTTCATCCAGTTCCATTATGCACGCTTCCTTCTTGGTGCCTTACCAAGATTTGCCATGTTCACCTGATCATCATACTTACGAATGGCCTTGGTGATCTCACGGTTGATAGAGTCAAGACGCATACGGTAGTTACCACGAATGTACACATTATCATCCTCATTCAACATGTTATCAATAATCTGCTTTAGTTGGAATGGGATGTTGAAGTTCTCATTCGTTTCCATTGTTGTTTTCCCCTTTTGTTTTTTTACCAAAGACATCTTTCGCATAGTATCCAAGATAGAACCAGAACAAGTAGATGGCACTATTTACCAGAATGACAAGGTAATCATTACCAAACACATACTTGATCTGGAGCAAGCCTGCTACCATAAAAAATGAAATAGTGCTACAAACAAGTAGCACTACCATAAACATATTATATATGTATTTGTTCATATACACCTATTCCTCAAAAAATGGTTCAAGGTTACTTTTCATTTGCTTACGCTTCTGCTTTTTCACCTTTTCTTTTTCTTCAAACTTTGACATAAACTCGTTGATGTTATCATACATTTGACTTGGCATTATATGTGAATCATTGTCGTCTGTCAAGAGGGAAATGTCATGGATGTTTGTAATGGTTTCCTGGAAGTTCTTGTAGATTGTGTATCTGTTCTTTTCTTCTTTGTAAATCCTGCGAAGGAAAGCATAGTATATCACCTGAGTAAAGTATGCAAAAGGATTTTGTCCTGCCCCTGTTTCTGGATTTACATAGTTAGGATTGTAATCTTTGAAGTATAACAGACAGTTCTCTATGCCATCAGCAATCATTTCATCCCGGAATGAGTAGTTTATGAAACATGGCTTGGTTGATAACTTTTCAGCAATCTTACAAATACATTCACCTATGTAGTTGGAAATCTTTGGGTCTTCCTTACCTGCTTCTCTGGCTGCCTTGAGTTCTTTATGGTAATCAACAATCTCTTGATAAAACTTCTTGTTGTCTATGTACTGTGTTCTTCTTTTTTGTGGCTTCATGCATTTTCCCTCTTGACAAGGCTTGACGGGCCTATATAATCGCTGTGTGGCGGTTTCAATGAATCAATATCTATATTATACATTAGTCAATGATTTGAGTTTCTTGATCTGCTTCTCTAAGATAGGTCCTCTATCAGGCCATTTGATCATAGGTTTGGTATTGTCCTTGTTCAGGTTTTCCAATAGAGGTAAGAATATCTTTTGTACTGCTTGTAATCTCATCTTCAGGTCATCAACCTGTTCTTGTAAAGATGAGTATTCTGGATTTAGTTCTATGATCTCTTCTTCATTAGCAAATGTAAAACCAAAATCACTATCGTCATCATCCATCTCAAGATAGTTGTTTTTCTTTAGTTCAGCCATTAGTGAAGTGTCCTTTTGTTTTTGGTTAGAATGTCTATTGCTTGTTTGATATAGTCAAGTTCATCTTCCTCAGACAAGTGTGGTGATGCTTCTTCTCTTTCATCCTCTGATGATATGTTTGTATGGTCCTCATCAAGTTTTACAGCATCTTTTGTCTTATCCAACTTATACAATGCTTCATAATAGTAATCAGCCATCTGGTCTGATGGATCAGATGATGTGATAATATCCTTTGGTTGAAGGATAAACTCCTGAGTAGAACATATTTTAGGAAATATCCATTCAATGAGTGATAACATCAGGCTTCCTGGTCGTTCCCCCACCATGTATACTATCTTCAGAGGATTGATTAGAACATAGTGTTCTTTTGAGTTTTCCTGAACCGTAAGAACTTCTGTAAGAACATCTTCGCCTGTTGAAAGCCTGATAAACTTTAGTGGAGACTCATTATCATCAACAATAGTATTATTACTGGTATCATCCATTACTATGCATTTCCTTTTTTATCTTTTAGCTCAATCTTGTATATCTTGAACGAAAACTTTTCCTCAGCATATATTTGAATCCTGGAAGTAAAATGTTTCAGGGTATAGTTTTCATGTTTCTTCCATCTAAGGTCATCGGCTATATCAAACAGGACTGCTGATGTCTTTGTCTGTGAAAGTCTTAGACCTCTGCCTATTGACTGTAGGTTTCTGACTCTTGATTTTGATGGGGAGGCAAAGATAATATTATGTAGATTCTTGATATTCACACCTGTTGAGAAAGGTGCCGAAGGAAGCAACGATAATGCATCCTTCACCCCCTTTTATTATCTTAGTTGGTTTCATTTGTATGTTCTTTCTTTTTCTTTCTTTTAGTAAGCATCATTTCTTTCCAAACAGGGTCTTTCCATTTTTCTTTTAGTTTTATACTATTAGACCCGTGTTTTCTATTTTTCATTTTTTGCAAATATTGTGGGTCTTTCCATTTTTCTTTTAGTTTTATACTTGCATCTTCTCTCTTTTCCAATCTTCTATTCACTTCCATCATGGTCTCTATAAAACTATTTTTATATTCAGGATTTTCATATCTTGATTTTAGTCCTTCAGATATTTTTCCAGTGCCGTGTTTACCATAATATTCTTTCATTTTTTTAGATTTTTCTTCTTTTCTATCAGTCGTCCAATACTCTTTCATTTTTTTAGATTTTATCTCAAGATGCTCCGGTAGATTGGTTATATTGTTATTATTGATATAGTGCCAACCACCCTTACCGCCAGCATTCATATTATATGACATTTTGTCATCAGGGTTCACAACATGTTCTTCAATAAGATTCATTTCATTTTCATCGACACAAAAGTATAATATTTCCTTTGTAAAGTTTTCTTTTCCATATTTTTTTATGGCTCTTAGTATTGCTTTACCTGACCCCATATATCCATCATAAGGATCGTTTGTTATATGTTTACCAATATAGTATTTTTTATTGATATTGTTTGTTATTTTATAAATAGTGAAATACTTCATATTTACTCCTGTTGAAAACTTATCACTTTCTATTTAGTATCCAACTGGTGTCAACATCATCGTTTTCAGTAATGTTTTTTGCTTTTTTTATTTCTCCGTTAGACAATCTAACATCATCTTCGATCAAACATCTTATTTTTTTATCCCCAAACTCAAACATGACTTCGTTTTTAGATATGTTATTATCAACAAGCTGTCTTATCTCTTCCCTGACCTCAACATCAACATTACCGTGTATAAAGAATATCTTTCTGTTCTCTGGATTATTGTTTTTTAGAAGATCAAACAGAAGCTTACCATGTTTTTCAACATACTGGTAAAGAATAAGGGTATTACCATTCAAGGATGATGCCAGATTTGTGATGAACTTGTTCCGAGTCTCGTTTAGAACCAGATACTCTATTTCCTGCTGATAGGTATAGGATTTAGCGACCTTACAAATCTCGTCTGGATGCTTGAGTAGCAGACATTTGATAGACATATCTGCTATGTGCTTGGCATCCATAAGTTCTTTGGTTGTTACTATTTTCTTGACAGGACCAAACAGACCTTCCAGAACCAGCTTATGAGTCTTTGTTCCATCCAGGGTTCCGGTTGTACCAATACGATACTTGGCATTGATCAGATTTGTCATGATGTCTGTAAGAGACTTGGCCTTGAACAGATGGGCCTCGTCTCCTATGACAACATCAAACTTATGAAAGTATTTTCGTGGTAGTTTGAACAAGGACTGCCATGTTGAGATTGTTATTGGCTTTTCTGTGTCTTTTTCTTGACCGGAATATATCTGGTGAATATACAACTCGGAATCAAAACCATAGTCAGCAAAGTCTGTGCTTAGCTGTGAGACCAGAGACACATTTGGAACGATGATAAGAACTCTTCTAAGATTTTCTTTATCAAGAAGATATCTGGTAATCAGGTAGATAATAAGACTCTTACCAGATGAAGTAGGACTAAGAAGCATAGCCCGCCTGTTGCGAACACAATAGACAAAACTATCCACCTGATAGTCTCTGGGAGTATATTTGATGTTGAGGGTTTGGATAAAGTCTTGGGCTTCTTTGAGGGAAAGTTCAGTATTATACTCTTCGTTTTCGTATCCATATGAATACCCTCTATCCTTACAGATATTCATGATGTGTGGAACAAGACCACGATATATCTGTCGTGTGCTTATGTTGAAAAGGAATATATCTCCACTCCAAAGTTTTGCTCTATATTGTGGAGAAAATTGATACCCTGGAACTTTGAATCTAAAGGCTTCTCTTAGCTCGTAGGCTAAACCATCTTCACATTCAATTTTCACATAGACTTCATTTACATTTTTTATTCTTATCATTATTTTTAGATTTTTCCCATACTCTATTTTCTTTCATTCTTTTGGACCTATTTTTTGAGTCTAATAGGGCAGCATTTCTTATCTTTTCTTTCACTTCAGGTCTTTTTGATGGGTTGTTATCACCTTTTGTTCCACATTTGGAATGGTCTCTTTTGAAATTTCCAGAATCCCAAGCATTTTTTATTGCTTTTCCTCTGGTTATTGGATCAACTCTTTTATTCAATTCTTTTTGGAAGTTTGAATCTTTGAACTTACAGTTATTTGATCTGCCATAATACCAGCCTTCTGGTAAATCTCCACTATAATATCTCTCATCAATACCATTAGTTATCCATTTTTTCTTCCCAACAGTATTTCCACCGTCCCCTTCTTCATTAACCAGATTCGCCCAGAGTTTAGAATTTACAACATCATATTCTATACTTTTTTCTTTTGAAACTTGTTTAAATAAAGTTTTGTCTTCTGTCTCAAACAACAACTGGGTTATGATATCATTTCCATGTTTTCTTAAATGTTTTTTCCAATATTTACCACTACCCAAATAAGTTTCCCAATCTTCTCTTTCTGTTTTACACAGATATTTTAGTCCAGTTTTTTTATGAGTTTTTATTAGAAGTCTAATCATTATTACTACCCATTTGGTCTCATTATCTTTTCCCAATCAACTATTGATTTTAGCTGCCATGTCCTGTTATTGATTTCTTTGATAATAGCATTACAATAATCAACAATCTCGTCGTGTATTACCTTCTTGATAAGAAGTTTATTCAGATCGTCATCACCATCCAAATATAAACCAATCTCCTTACCAAGTTTTTTATCAAAAGGCTCCAGGTTATATTTTTGTAGGTCCTCTGGGTTATTTAGGTCGCCTCTGTAATACTCATACTTCACTCGTTTGAGTTTGGTATAGTCTGCCATGATCTTGTTTGACATAAGACGATGATAGGAAAGGATATTTAGATACTTTGAGTGTAGGGTAGGTATTCTGGCAAGCTCTTTTGCTGCTTCGGTTTCATCAATTGATGAATCCTTTAGCCATTCTTCTGTAAGATCATCAAGTTTTACTGGAGGCTTCAGCATAGTATTCACCCATAAATGTGTTTATGGTTTGTATCTATACAGCAAGTCTACATGGTTGTCAAGCGGGTTATCTTATAATAATCATATCTAAACACAATATCTGCTGATATTATTGTGTCAGCATTGTCTGCTGTGCTAAAGTTTACAGAACTCAAAGAAACAGGATGACAGTTGAAGAACTGAACTCTAATATTATTGATGTTCGCATTGGTGTTGATTGTCATGATAGCATCATGATATAGTTTCTTGTTTGGATCATAGAACTTCTTGTATTGTTCGTATGCTTCTGGTTTTGTCAAGGCAGTCAACCAGTCGTGTGTCTCTTCCCATACCTGTAGGTCTTCATCTATAATAGCAGATATACTCAACTGATCATATACAAGTTTGTCGCCATGACGATACATGTTAGCAAAAGGTGAGGGTACTGTAACAGCAGATGTTGATATTCCTGGTATTTGAACTGACTGACAAAAGTAGGTAAGGAATGGCATTGTGGCAAACGAAAAGGTATATTTCGTTGGCTGTAGGAATGATGTGTTCTTGGGTATTCTTGTCAGTATTGTTTCTGTTGTCATCTATACGCCTCTGATCTTTTACTTATTTATATCAAACAAAAAAAGAGGGGGAAAAACCCCCTCTTTTTCTATTCTAACTCTCGAATCCGTCTCACGATTAGGTGAGGTTGCGGACTCTAAAGATTCTGTAGTAAACGTTTGAACGATCCTTGATAACACCGAGACCAGCGGTAGCACCTTCAGCAAACGGATTGGCTACCATTCCATAACGGGTCTTGAAGCCAATCTTGGGCTGGAAGGTATCCTGGCCGATGGCACGAACCATCTGGAGAGGAACGTATGGGCAATAGAAGATGCCAGCGTCATAAGGAGATGTACCCTTATAACCAACTGTGACGAGTTCGTCACCATTAGCAGAACCACCGAAGTAAGGATCGATATAGACCTTTACACGGCCATGAAGTGTACCAGCAAAGGTATTGCCAGTATCATCAACCTGTAGGTTAGCCTGGAGAGCAGGTGTATAGTCAAGAACACCAGCCATAGCAAGAGCGGCTGCAACGTCTGAAGAAACGATTAGGACGTTGCCCTTGCCACGACGGGTTGCCTTTGCGATAGCGTTACATTCACGCTCCATCTGGAACACAAGACCCTTGAACTTTTCAACTGACCAACGGCCATTTGAGTCTGTGTCAAGGTCGAA